AGCTACGCTTAGGATAGCGTCCTTTGACGTACGGCTTTTTGGCCGACTCCTTATCGACGACAAACTTCTGCGGGTCTGCGTAGTTCCATGAGATGTCGCCGCCCGTACCACGCTGGATCATAATCGATCCGGTGACTTTTCCGTCCTTGTCCGTCATGCCGGAACGATCCGCTCGCTTCGCCATTCCGAGCATAAATTGTCGAGGTTGATTGAAACCAACTTCCTTCATCACAATCACCTCTCTGGCCCAGTTCGTTAAGTCCGACGATCCGAATCCTGAGTAGGCCATCTCTGCCACGCTCTCCGGTTTGTCGTCTCGACCTTTTGGCTTAGGAAAGTGATGGACGAGAATCAGGACTACGCCTGTCTCCATCATAATCGGCTGGAGCAAGTGCCGCGTAAAGTTCGCACAGACCTCGATATCCGATGGATTGCCGCCCATGTAGGAGAGCAGCGGATCGATGTAAACCACATCGACCTTAGTCTTGCGAACGAGGCGACGGAGCATCGTCGCGAAGTCGGAACCAGTTCTCACCGTCTCGCGGAAGAATAGCATGTTCGCGCTCCGAAGACCTCGCTCCCAGTTCTCCTTACCAAAGGTCATCTGAGCAGCGCCCTTGAGCGCATCATGCTGATCGGCGATATCGTTTTCCGCCTGAATGTAAGCTACTTTTAGCGCCCGGACGGGCTTTACGCCAAACCAAGCTTCGCCGGACGCCCACTTCAGACCCTGATACGCGGCCATCGAGCTTTTGCCGCATCCGCTTTGACCGACAAAGAGAAGCGAAGATCCGCGCCGAACCCACCTATCTCCGATCAAATTGTCAGGATCATTCTGCGGATCGTACTCGATAATGGCATCTATCGAGAACTCCATCGGCATGTCCTGCGCGTCCATGTCGTCCTTGAACGCTTCCCAGTTCACTGCGCCCACATTGATGGCCAACAGCTTCTGCTCCTTGCCATCGCGCATTACACCGGCCAGACGGCTGAACCGGCTCGCGTTCTTGTTCTTCGGATCGATGCCGATGCTTTCGAGGTAGCGATAGACGACATCGCGGCGCTCGTTCCATTCCTCTCTATTGGCCGCTTCAACGCGCACCCAGCCGTGCAGGCTCTTGCCGCCGGAATCTATGACGACTGATAGCGGGAGCTTCGACTCCTTCAACGCTGTCCATTGCTCGTCTTTCGTCTTCTCGTCCATCTCAACCAGCACATGGCGGAAAGATGCCACGCCGGAATCCGATCCGCTCTCGTCGAAACATGGGTTGATGCGGACGTATGCACCCTTGCTATCGCTGCCATTCCACATGGCGCTGATGGGCGGCGTGAAGTGGTTCTTAATCCATTCGTCGCGCTTAAGGAACGTACCCTTGGAGGCTGGCCTACCTCGACCCTCTTCGTCGAAAATGATGTCGTTGCAGATGCAGACAACCTCATCCGACTCGAAGCAGGCTTTCAGGAAGTCGATTGTCGTAAACGGAGACGGAGGTTCCGGCATCGTTTGGATCGTGCGAACGACGAACTTGCCGGTGGGAGAGATTGGATTGCCGCCCTGCCCAATGCCCGATTGAGCGGATAAGAGCCAGCCACGCGGCTTGTCGTGCGAAACCTTGGACGCTTGATCGAGCTTGTGGGCCAGTTCATGTGGTTTCCACGGCGGGAGGCATTTCGCGTTGTACTCGTTGAGGAGCGTATCAGCATCCCCCGCATTAAGCTCAAAACCGTGTATGAGCGCGGTTGCGACGGCGAAGGTGCTTCCATGCCCATTTTGACCTGTGACGGCTCCCGGCGTGTTTCTGAGCCATGCTCTCGCACGGTCGATCTTTGATTGATTCATTGGATTCCAAGTTGTTTGCGCGCTATGTCCCCACTTTCGCCTAGATCATTCGAGGCGATTTGCTGGAGAACTGACTTTGATTCTTCGAACTTTGCGAAAAGGAGAGACAGCTCTTTGGGAGTCATCAGGTACTTGCTCCAGTGCTGGATTGGTATGGAGCGAGACTGAAACTTCGCAAAGAGCTGCTCTTGTGCTGCGATGTAGAGTTTAGGGTGCTTGTTCAATGACCGGGATGAACTTGGCCTTGAATTCGGCCTTCGTTCGAACGTACACCTTTGGTTTTCCGTCACGGATGTAGGCCACCCCCATCCATTTCATTTCTCCGACTCGTATCTCTACATCGTCTGAAATGACCTCAACCTGTAACGAACTGTTCTCTAAGTTTTTGAATTTCATCTTCTGAGGCGTTATCGAGATGTCCTGTACCAGCCGCATGCCAAACGCCGTCAACAATTTGCACCTTTGGCTTGGGCTTAGTCATCCAACCTCGAAGAATCGCATGGTCGATGAGTGCTGGCGCTTCCTTCAACAATTGTTCTCTTGTGATTTCACTTTTCATCATAATTAACCTTTTTTAGCCGTCTTTCCGCGCCATCCGCCTGCTTTTCTCATCCCGAGTTCCTGACCAAGTTCGTTGACGAATCCGCGTCGGACTAGCCACTCCTTGTACTTCTGGTCGATGTAAGCGAAGTGAATCTTTTCGGGTGCTTCATCTGCTTCTGCTATCCGCATAATGGGCATTTTGTTTGCGCTGATCATTTGTATGTCTCGATTGTGTGTTTGTAGTGTCGCTCGGCTTGGGTGCAGTTCCAGCAAAGGTCTTGAGTTCCGTTGCATCCGCACCCGAGAGATTTGAAAAGTACGCTGGTCAACCATTGGTATTCCGCGATGGCGGCTCGCAATGTCTCCACGTCCGTTTCTTCGGACATGGGCTTGATGTTGTTCTCGCTCATTTGACGACGAAGAGAACGAAATAGGCCGCAGTGATAACCATGCCCATGCAGAACGCCATGATGAGCAGATGTTTCAGCTCCTCGGGCGAGGGCGGACGATTGGCTTTGTGTATCACCGGCCACCGCCCATCGCGTAGTGGAGGATCAAAAGGGCGTCGCAGTTTTTGAGTGTGACGTCCAGATTCGGATACAGTTCCTGAGCTTTGCTTTTTAGCTTTCGCTTCCATTCTGGTCCGGTTTCGCATGATTTACGTCCTCCGAGTCCAAGCGGTTCTTGCCAAATCTTAGGTTCAACACGGTGGAGTGCATAGCCTTGCGCGTAGCCAAGCCCCTGCACAATCCCGTAGTTCTCATGGAGCGTCGCCATGCTGGCCGACGACGTGAGTTTGCTCACGAACTTTGGCACCTTCTCGACCCATAGGTGACTGTCGGCCAGCTTGAATCCACTTAGTAGTTGCGCCGTGTCGGGCAGCGACTCGGGCATTGGAAACAGGAGTATTCCGTTCGCAGTACTGACCGCGAATCCGCCGCCCACACCCGGATCGACCGCAACGATTGTTTGGTTTGATTTCATTCGCTTAGTATTATTTTTAGTAACAAAGGATAGTGACGTTCTCTGCCGCGATTCGCACTGCACTTTTGGTTTCCGTGCCATCAGTCCATTTCTCAACTTTCACGCGGCCTTTGACGCGGACCAGTGCGCCGTTCTGAATCTCGATAATCTTCTCCGCAACTTGTCCCCAACTCGACAATTCAAAATCGTCGTAGTCTTCGTGAAAGCGCCCTTCGTTGTCGGTCCAGTGACGGGCGATTGATATGACGCGGCGCACCATGAGTGAGCCTGTTTTGGTTTCGGTTTGCCGACTGATACCGCGCAGTTCTCCGATCAGATAGACTACGTTCTCGGTGGGCGTGGCTGATACTTCGTTCGCTGTTGATGTCGTGGATACACTCATTGGAAAATACAACCTAGTTCACGGTAGCAGGTCATGCGCTTCTTAGCGTGAAATGCTCCGATGGGGTGGAATTTGTCAGAGAAATCTACGATTGTCGCGCAGTTCTTGGTTTCTGTTTTCCGCAATGCCCGACTGGCTCGCTGGATCGTTTTCTGCGACGACCGACCGCCGCTGACCATGATGAGCAGATCGACGTTGGGCAGATCCAATCCTTCGTCGGCCAAGCTTGTGGCGATCATGGTTCGCAGGTTACCAGCCTTGAATTCTTCCATCGCGGCCTTGCGCTGCTTCTTCCCAATCTTGGAATGGACGAGCCGAGAACCCGGAATCCGTTTCTCGTACTCCTCGCCCAGCGTGATGCGCGGGATGAGGATGAGAGTCTGCATGTCGAGGTGTTCGACCGCGTAATTGATGGCGTAGTTGTTGCGCTCACGGTTTTGGCAGATGCCGATATCGACGAGCGATTCCCAAGCGCACATCTTCTTCAGGTCTTCATCGCTGATCCGCATGTACCGCCGTCTTGTTACAAACAGCCGGTCGATGTTGTCGTCGATCTTCTGCTGGAGGTTCAGGTCCGTGGCGTGGCTGATTTCGAGGTAAGCGTCGGCCAATGAATCGCCAATGTCGCTTCGCTTGATTTCGTAGGTGCGGTTGTGGAAGAGCGTTCGTGTCACCGCGTTGCGGTCTGGATCGTCGCCCCACGGCGTGGCGTCGAAGCCATAACGTATACCGTTACAGGACTCGATGATGCGACGCCACCCAGCGGCAGGGCTGTGCTTCGCTTCGTCCACGATGAGCATGTCCTTCTTGCTGAAGTCTACCGACTCATGTGGACAGCGGACATCCACAATCTCATCAGGCACACCGGCAACACGGAGCGATGTGCGCGCTTGCTGACATGTCTCGCGGGTTGGTGCGAGCCAGCCGAATCTCAATCCAGATCCGCAGTTTTGATAGTTCTTGATGATGCTCGCGGCAATCCATGTCTTACCGCTACCGGCGGGGGCGATGATCAGACCATCGCTAGTTTTGGCCCACTCTACTGCTTTTTGTTGGTATTCTCTTAGATGCATAATTTTAGGAAATTTGCCCCTCCGCCTACTGCTTCATAGCAGACGAAGGGGATTGTCCGTGCCACAAGGCACGGCTCGCGTCATTCGTTCGTTGTACTGTCGGTAGAAGGCGCGCTCGATTTCGTCGTGGCGCACCTTTTGTCCAGCAACTTCCTTAACGCTTGCTTGGCGAAAAATCCGATCTTTATCCCATTCTCGTCGCAGTACTTGCGGACGTCTTCGTGGAGTGCCGAGTCGATGGTGATAACTGTGTAAGTGGCTTTTTTCTTCATATTACTCGCTCTTCATCGGAGTCGATTGAACGCCATTGTAGGCGATGGTCTTCGGCCTAAAGATGCCCACTTGTTCCGTTTCCTCGACCCAACTAGGACCGCCCCTGATATGGAATATGCAGGAGGACATTCCGTTCCATGACTTGGTGGATGACTTGGCCGAGGTGTAGGTGGAGCCAAACGTGGCGTTCAGATCGTCGCTCGACATAGCTTTGACGTTGGCCCAGTCGATGTCGCCTGCATGCCACAATTTGAATCCTAGTTCCAGCGGAGCTACTACCTCTGCGATGCCGGGGAAGTGCCAGACCCACTCGTCATGGGATGACGCATCACCGCTCATCACGGCGTAGCACTGGTAATTGCCAAGCGGTACGGAGCCGCTTCCCCAATCACAGCTCTCGCCGGGTTTTAGGACTGCGGAACGTGACGGATGGTCGTTGCATTTGGGCTGCTCAAAGAGAGCAACCAATACTGGGACTTCGGTTTGGTTTTCGATTTTGATGTGGGTACTCATAGCTATTCGCAGGTGTAAACGGTGTCGGTTATGGGGTTGGTTGCAGGATGAAGTCGAAGTTGGTCTTCCAGTTGTCTCCGAGGCGGTTGTAAGTGTCGTTACGGATCTTCCAAGTGCGCGGATCGCGGGTCGTCTTGGTGTGACGGCAGCGGATTCTGACATCGATGTCCTTGAGCGCCACATTCCGTAGCCGGTCGTCTTCAGGTAGTTCGTGCAGGTTTTTCATGTTAGAAGGTGTTTAATGATTAGGTTCCGCTCTTTAATCGTCGCCCTGAGAATGCTCTCCAGCACAACGTGAGGGTTAATTGTCGCGACGTGTTTCCATTCTGGATTGCCATCGATGTGCTTGGCTGTGTCCAGACTTTCTACGCGAACGATGCCGTTCCATGCGTGGACGTATATGAAGGCGCAGTCTCTCATTTTACCTCCTTGTCCCACGCTTGAATGGCTTCTTGAGTCCGACGAATTACTGAACCTTCTCCAGACGCAACTGTTCCGATGTATGAAGCGCAATTGCGGAGTTCTTTGCCAAGTTGATTGAGCTTGTCAATCTTGTCGCAAAGATGCTCGGCGTGTTCACGAAGCTCTGCTTTGTCCATATTAAGATCGCTGATGGTTTTGCAGTAGGCCACATGGGCATCGACTATATCACTCACGGTTTAACCTCCTTCTCATTCCACAACAGCAAGTCAGCGCGGAGTGCATCGTTCTCGGTTTCAAGTTGTTGTATGTAAGCCTGTCTGCCTGCTGCGAATCGCTCAAATTTACGGCATAGCATACCGAGGTCTGCTACGTTGTGCGGAGTGCTGTCGGAGATGGGCGTATCGCTGACCATTTTGTTGGTGGCACCAATATGGTTCACGGCTTTGCCTCCTTGGCTTTGTTCCATTTCTTTGAATCATGTGGGCTGGAGTATAAATCCATCGCATCCCCCGCCTCCTCCAGCCGCTTGATGCGGTCAGTCAGATTCAGAGCGTGAAGATTCAGTTTCCTGAACATATCGTTCGCCGCATTGAGTTCGCCTTCTAATTGGCGAGCGAATACAGCGTCGCAGACCTTATATTGTGAATCATGCGGCCAGAATGATTCGGCATCTGTTCTAGGTGTATCGCTCATTTCGCCTCCTTGGCTTTGCGCCACAATTGCTTTGCTGGATGATTCTCTCCAGCTACCGATAAAAGACATTCGTCTAGGTAGTCTCCAGCCTCCTCCAGCAACTTGATGCGCTCGCCTCTGTCCTCGTACAGGACAACGTCCGCAACCAGCGCGGCGTGCTTGTTCTTCGCGTCCATAAGCTGCTCCTCTAGTTGAATGATGCGGTCTTTCATCTCACGCACAACAGCCACTCCCTGCTCGATGTCATCGGTTCCAAGTAGCTCGCGAAACTCCTCTCGCAGACTGACCTTTTGATCGGCTTGCATACGTGCGGTGTCGCGTTCGGAGATGAGAAGGCGAATGCGGTCGTTAGCGGCGGCTAGTTCGTGTTCTGCGTCCAGCAAGTACGCTTGAGCTGACTGGAGTGGGGTCATAATTTCTTTTGGTTTCATAGATGCAAAATTTATTGAGCGTTATTTCGGAATGCGCTCCCCTCCGTGATGCGGTTTAGAACGGCTTCGGATCAAGCTCGTCGCCATCGACCTCGGCAATTGGAACCTCGCGCATGTTCTTGATGCGAAGAGTCCGCTTCGTTTCGCCGTTGACCATATACTCCTCGGAGCGAGCGGTGATGAGCAGCTCCAAGCCAGTCATTGACTTGAGAAACGCCGCGTAGCTGCCCTTGACGCCAAGGAAGTCGTACTCGGTTCCATCGGGAACATTGTGCTTCGTTGCTGCGACAAGCTGATTGACGCGGAACCAGACATTCTCCTGATTGATGAAGCGGTCAGTGATAGATGCACCGTCTTCAGTCTTGAACGTAACCTTACAGACCTCGCGGCCCTTCGCATCGAGCGTTTCCTCGACCTTGGCTACGGTGACGGTGTAGTCGCCTTCGGCGTTGATGTAGCTGCCTCCGGCATCTTTGCGGTTTACTGTGAACATAATTTATTCGGTGGTTAGTTTTCGGATTTATTCAGAACCCACTTAGGGCATGAAAGGGTTTGTGTCGCTGTTGGATAGGCTGGCCAACTGTCCAGTGCGCGGCATTCGTGCAGCGTCGAGATTGCTTTGCGTCGCAGATTCGCACCAGCCTGAAGCCATTCAGCATCCAGTCGATAGATAGCTACAGCGTACGGCGCTTTGCGTTCGACGGCCACGAAGACGAAGCTATCTGCTCCGGTCATCTCCAGATAGTGCGCGGCCTGAATGTGATAGCCGAACGATGCGATGGTTCGCAGGAACGCTTCGGGCGACGCGTCGTCGGTCGTTTTGATGTCAATGAGCGTATGACCCTCGATCCAAAGATCGGGACGTGCTTTGAGAGCGATGCCGGTTTCCTCGTCCTGAGCGAACACGCTGGCTTCGATCCAATGCGGCAGATGAACGATGTCCCAGAACGGATGACGACGGACAGAGTTGGCCACGCCTTGCACATCGAGGTCTTCAGCGTGAGTCAGATGGATGCGCGACTTATGCTGCTCCTTCCATGCTTTGCCTTCTTTGTTGCGTCCGTCGATGTCCGGCGGAATCACGGCGACGACTTGCGAGTAGAGTTGCGGCTCTAATACAGCGGTGTGAATCGCCGTACCCATCTGCATGGCCTTGCTCGGCTCCTGATGCTCCTCCAGCGCGGCTTTGTAGTGAGCCGGGGACTTGAGGATCTTGCTCATCATGCTCTTCGAGAGAGCATCAACGGCGTGATACTGAGCCGCTGGCATGTCCAGATTGACGTGTTGATTGAGAATGCTCATTTTAACCTTGGGTTAGAATTTCTTCGTTGGTTGGCCATGATGTCCCCTCAGTCTTTGACCAGAAGTTCTTGGCAACCTCCTCATTTCCACCGGCAAGACGCAGGTATTCAGCCTTCCGCTCTGAACGAACCTTTGCGTTGTACGCTTGTTGACGCACCTCGCTGTACTTCTCAAGGCACTCTTCACTTACCTTGTCGAATTCTTTGTCGTCTTGAACGTATTCCTCAAACTTTGCGGACTTTTGAGAGCCTGTTTCAACGCCGACATATTTTGTAACCACTTCAGGTCTGTCGTTGGTGATTTTGATCTTTGGATTGCTGTAGCTGTTCTCCTCAATGCAGATCATTCCTTCCAAAGCTTTCTCTGCGAGTTTCTCATCGAGGAACGCAAAGTTTGAGTTGTGGTATCCAATCTTCAATGTGAACACCTTGATGGCTTCCGCAGGCTTGGTGTAGCCGCGCCACTCGCTGCGGCGTAGTGCTTCGGACAATGTAATCGGAGGCTTGATGCTTCGCTCGATTGCTTCCAACCGAATGGAGTCGTTCAACTCCTCGTTGGTTAAATCGATGATTTCGTTTCGGCTTAGTTGAGAAAAGGGTTTCATGTTTTTCCTTATTCGGTGGGCGGGTTAGCGAACGCCTTAGCCTTGGAGATGAAGCCCTCGCTATCGGCGAGGATCATGTTGGCCACCTTCGTGGATACATCGCGGAAGTTTTGGCCTTCCTTGATCAGGTTCTTGCTCACGAGGAACGCGTTGGCGATATCAGAATGTGGCTCAAGAATCTGCTCTAGCTTCTCAAC